GGTGACGCCGAAATGGGTGGCCGCGCCGGGCGTGAAGACCACGACCGCGTTGCCCGAGGTGATCGCCACGGCGGCGATGGTGCCGCTGACGGTGTCCGTCTCGGCGACGGTGTCGCTCAGGGTGGCGGTGTAGGTGCCGTTGGCGTGGTCGGTGACGACGCCGAGGCTGCCGTGGTCCGTGTGGAGCACGACCAGCCCGGCGCTGGCGGTCAGGTTGTTGCCGTGTGCGTCCTTGGCCTGGACGGTGATCACCACGGAGCCTACGTCCGTGCTGACCGGCGAAGAGGCGGCGGTGATCGTCGTGTTCGCCCCTGCTCGCCGAACTGATACGCGTTTTGCCCCATTCCTAAAGCGCCCAGATTTCCTGCTTGCGCCAGTTGCGCGTATTGTGATCCGAGCGTGCCACCCAACTGCTCGTACCCGAGTCCTGCTTGCATGCCCGCATTCGCCGCATTTGCCCCCATGCCAGCGAATGCAGCATTTTGCTCGAGTCCGAGTCCGAGCAGCGAAGTTTGAGCCGCGAGGCCTTGCGCGCCCAGCTGCCCTTGCAACTGCGCCCCCTGGCCCGCCAACTGCCCTTGCAACTGCGCCCCTTGGCCCGCCAACTGCGCTGCCAGTTGCTGTCGTGCAAGCGCGGCCTGCTGCATTTGACCCATTGCAGCAACGTCGCCAGACCTCACACCTTGCAGGGCCTGTTGCTGCGCGCCGAGCGCGCCTAACTGCGTTTGCCGCCAATTTTGCGCCTCCGTTGCGCGAAGGGCCGAGGCCTGCTGATTCGTCTGTTGCTGCACCGCAGCATTCGAAAATGCCGCCTGCCGCATCGCCGTCGCATTTTCACCTGCCCCCCTTCCCGATCGCGCAAGCGCTAGCGAGCTCGCGAGCGCCGCTTCCTGGCCGCTGCGCAACTGCGCTTCCGCCGCGCTTGGCCCCGGACCGCGACTTGCGAAATTCCCAAGCCCTTGCGCGCTCGCGAGGGCAGTAGCGCGCGCCGCCTGTTGGTCCTGCGAAGCAGCCATTGCGCGCGCTTGAAGGGTATCCGCACCTGCACTCGCAGCGTCCGCACGGGCTGACAACTGCCCTCCGACCTGCCCGCCGAGCGCCGTCAGTTGCCCACCGACTTGCTCGCCGAGCCCTGCAAGATAGTCCCTCTGCTGTGCGCCCAGCGCTTGCGCTTGCGCTTGCGCTTGCGGCCCCTGCGCTGTCAGCGCCTGCGCGCGGGCATTCGCAGCATCCTGCACTTGCCCGCCTTGCGCTTGCGCCCTTTGCTGCGCCCCCCCGCCCAACTGCAAATCGTTTCGGTAAAGTTGTTGCCCCAAATTCTGGAATCCCTGGCCCTGATATAAACCCATACGCCGGAGATAGTCCGCCTCGTCTTGCGAAATCTGCGGACTCCCGCCGTAGTACGACATGCCGGCGCTCGGCGCAGGACCCTGCCCTCCGCCAAGCAAATCCCCGAGAAAATAGCCGCCTGCACCCCCAATCAACCCCCCGGCAACCGTCCCCGCCCCTGGGATGACCGAACCCGCGAGTGCGCCAGCCCCCATTCCAATGCCCGCGCCCGTCATTGCAGAATTCACGTTTACCCCACAATCTGAGCCGCCGGCAAACGCCGAGTGCCCGCGCTTGGGAAAAGCTCGAACGACAGTGCAGAAATCGTCGCGCCTTCCGTCGGATGCACAGACCCTGTGAATCCGAAACCGCACGTAACTTGGATTTTGAAGCGATACGGGCAACCGCGAACGTATTTCAGGCGATGCTCGATCGCAAACTCCTCGCCAACGGAATGGCTATCGAACGGCCCAAATCCGTAGGTGGCGTAATCCGTCCACGTCAACCCGGCGTCGTACGAAACGTAAACCGTGAGCGATCCTTGTGCGCGATACTCCCCAAGGATCACGACTTTTCGGACTCGGCCCTGTCCTTCGGGTCCGAACGGTCTGATATCTCCCGTCACGATCTCGTATGTGAGTGCAGCAGCATCTGCCAAACCTCGGGGATTTTCCGCGTACGCACCAGGAGTCTCCAAAACCTGTCCGGAAATCAGAAGCGCGCCGTTTTGCGTTGCGAGAGTCGTAGGTGCAATCAGGAGCTCGTCATGCATCCACTCATGCGTGCGGACGTCGTACCAAACGATCGCGCCGTGCCCGTTATCACGTACGCAAGCGAGCGCAATCGCATTCGCTTGTGCAACAACGGCAGCTCCGACGATCGTAGGGTACGCCGCAAGCACATCCCGAACCTGCTGCGAGATCCAAATCGGTGTGTTTCCCCCACGCGGTAGCAGGTATATACGATCGGCACCGGCTTGGAATAGAATGCCATCGCCGGTCGAGACAATCGACCGCCCGTCGATGCACCCTACCTCGGACTGAACGATACGTGCTTCCGAGAAAGCACCCGATCCCGTATCGTCAGGCCCTCCGCCAGAGATCTGGAATATCGCCTCTCGCGTGAATATGTACCAGGCCCCATCCAAAAACGCAACGCCAGTCACAGTGCCGGGCACTTGCGCACGGAAAGCCATATCGTCCGACCACGCAATGCCCTCTCCCGGATAGACGAGTTTGGACCAGCGCACTTCGTTCCGCTGTTCGAGTCCACCGATCATGGCGCGATCGTTTCCCGAGCAAACGTATCGGCAAGGGGGAGGGGGATCGTTCGGCAGCAGACCCGAGGCGCCCCCGCGATCCCCTTGCGTGTACAGGACTTCGCCCGTCACGATCGTCGCATCGGAAAACGTATCGATAACGTCTACGCAGGCGTATCCGTCTACGGACTGTGCGTTAACGTTTGCCGCAACGGGCAAACGATAGAAAATCGTGCCGTCTTTGGTCGTGCGATATACGACACACAGGACGCCTTGTCGCCCGGCCGTCTGTGTCGCAAGCCATTGGCCCTCGCGAGGGTAGCAATAGACGTGCGCGATCGCCCAGGCGTCCGAGTAGGTCTGTACATACGGACGACAAGGGGGCGAACGGTGTCGCCTACCGCCGGCGTCGTACCACTCCCAAATCGCGCAATACTGGTACATGCCCGTAGGCAAGGTAATCCCTCCCGCACTAGGGACGATAGTCTGAATTTCGGGTCCGTCGCGCAAACCCGCATCGACTAAAAGATCGCCATCGAAAGTATGCAGCGAATTCCCGGCAAAAAGCGTTTCTCCGTTGAGTTTTGCCGCCTGTCGCGACGCACCAGGCTCCAGTGCAACGACATCGCATCCGTAGACGCCATGTCCTAGCCAGATAGGCAAATAGGCAACTGCACTTCCGTCCGCAAGCAGAGCGACATTGCAGCGCCGGTCAGAGCGTAAATGCGCCAAGGTTTTCGCCATCGCTTCGAGATGGCACGACATTGAAACGCGCCGAGGGGTCTGGTCTGCGTCTTCGATGCCCCACAGTGAATACGTCCCCTTCGGCATGGCGGGCGCCACGTGGATTCGGTCGACCCCCCACATGTAGATAGCACCTGCAAACGCAAAAGGTCGCGTACAAGGCACCTGCCCGGGCAGCGCAAAAGCCGAATGGATCGCAGACGAGGTGAACTTCACTACTTCTGTGGAAAACGGGCAATACGGCGCAGAGGCGTGCGGGATTCCCGCCCATGCGACCACGCAACGGCCCGCAGGCCAATCCTCGGCGACCGGCAAACCGGGCCCCATGATCGTATTGAGTCGGACCTTCGGTTGCACTACCGCACCCGTAGACCACGAATACGTCTCAATCCAAACTTCGCCTACCGCCAGGGTCCAATCTACACAGTCACACCAAATCAGACACAATTCGTCAAATCTGGAAGAATAGCAAATTGTGGGACACACGACCGTACGCGTAGGCGTAAAGGGCGCCGTGACGTTCGTGAAAACGCCCGTTACTGGATTAACGTATGTAAGCGCAATGTCCCCCGATGTGTTTTGACTTGCCAACACCAAACGCCCGTTAAGAGCCCGGGCATCATACGTATCGATAGCGCCTGCCGGCAACAGACACACGCTGATGGTCGTCACTGCATGAGTGCTCGCGTTAATCGCTGCCATATAGAGTGTGTTGGTCGCAACCAACGCGTAAAACACATACAAAATGTTACCGAGAGGGCAGAGCTTCACGTTCGCCACCCCTGCGCGTGACGCGAGCCAAATCGCCCAGCCCGTGTGTCGCCCCTGCAGATCAAGCTCGTCAATCCGCGCGCCACCTGCGTACGCGTCGTTGTTCGGATCGCCGTCCAAAACCGCGGCATACAGAAGCGACCCGATTCGCACGATATCTCCCGTCAATCCAGAATAGCGCAGTTCTCCACGCACTACGGCCGTGCGTGTCGGTGCCGAGATTTCCGACAACGTTGGCTCATAGAACGTCGTGGCTCCTGCGGCGTTTACGCGCTGATACGAAGGCAAATAGCCGCGATCGTAAATCGCAACGGACCCTTCTTCCGTGCTTGCAGATCCCGAGCAACGGAGGGGTCGTGCATCTGCACGACGGACATAGCCGGCGCGAACGCCCAACCGCCCATCCTTGCGAATCCGGACATTGTGAGCGCGCGCAAGCAGGCCTTGGGGCAGTACCTTAGCGTCCGCTTCTTCGTGCGCCCCCCCGGACAGCGGCAGATGTAGCTCGCTCATCTAACTAACCACCAAGTCGCGCCGTCGGACAGGAATCTATACATCCCGACCGCGACAGGCACGGCGTCCGCGATTGTAGAGCCCCCCGGGCACTGCAGAGATAGCGCACCGGCGGCACGTCTACAGATCCAAATCGAATGCCCGGCGTTGGCGGCGCACGCTGCAGGGAAATTACATATGACGCCCGCCGTCGGGTCGATCGGTTGAATCGTGTCCAGCACTGCCGTGCAATCCGTCGTGATCAACGCTCGCGCAGCCGGCGTCACTGCCGACAGAGGCGCCGCCTCGGCCGCAATTTTCGTGATGGCATCCCAGACGATATTTTCCTGTTGCTCCAGTCTGCTCCGAAATGTCATGTCTTTCGGATCGAAACTGCCTTGCAAGCGCACCGTAATCGAAATCATCGGTGCGCCCGCCGATCCATAGCCCGGCGATCGACTCTTTGAATCGGTGCCCGCTGCGGTTGCGCCGTCTCGCGCAGCAGCGCCTCGGCTTGCGCCAGGCCCTGCATCGCGATTGCCGCACAATTTTGCATGTCGTTATCGGCGGCACAGAATTTCAGGACAGTATGCCAGATTACCCAATCTTCCCATCCCGTCACACCATCGAAAATTGCGTAGTTCGCGTACTCCGCCATCACGTCTCGCCAGACAGGCAAGTACCAAATATTGTAAGGGTAGCTCTGATTTGGGCAAGGAAAGAGTGCGATGAGTCCTGCGGAAAGAGTGGGCGCACCTCCTACTACCTCCACAGATCCCATGTTCATCACAGCGTACGCGACAGGACAGCCGCTCGTCGCCCCGAACGCGTCAGACCAAGAATCCCGCGTAGCGAAATCGTAGGCAGTTAGATCGCGCACGGACGTCGAAGAAATACCCACCGACACGGCGAAAATCGCAGCGGCATCAAGAGGCACGCCCACAGTTCCGAACAGTTCCGAGTACGCGGGCACGGTTGTCATTGTCCCGGCGGCGTGCGTTTCGCATTTGAGATACAGCGTACGCCCCCAGTGTGAAACCATTGCTCGCATCGCCTGCCAAGATGCCTGGATTTCCTCGTAAAGCTCCGCATCCGTGTGCCGGCCCGTCGTAGTGGGAGGGCCCAAGTCCGCGCGCTTGCGGACCTGGGCACCCAATTGCGCTAGGGTCTTGGCGCGCATTTACGCCAACGTCTGAAAAAGGCGGTAGAGCGCAGCTACGCGCTCTTTGTCCTTCGCCATGTCCGGAAACGCCTCGATCGCGGCTGCTTCAAAGCCTGCGGGCGGGCCGGCCTCCTCTTCTGTCTCTCCCGCAGCTTCCGGGCCGTCATGCATCGACGAAGCCTTTTTCCCCCCAAAAATCAGGGCGAGCGAAGGCTTCATGATGCCCTCACGTCCCCTCGGACGGAGATATACAGAGCATCTCCGCTCGCAGGATCGGTCGCAGCGCCCGTCGGCCCGAGCAGCACGAACGAAGCCGTGCCGGCCGCAGCATCCAGCGCAGACAGATACGCCTGAGACACAGCACCTGTCGACGATTTGCACATTACGCCAATGAACACATTTCCAGGAGACGGCGGAAATGTCATAGCATATGTGCCTGTCGCACCACGGACTAACCCCAAATCCGCGGCAGATTTCACGAGCGTCCCGACGGCACCGCTGGCGCCAATCGGAGCAACCATGTCCAGCATTGTCTGTTCCCGTGCGGAGAGCAGCTCTCGCGAGGGGACTTCGCCAAATCTTGCAGTCATCTCGGTACCTCCTTAGACAGGGCAACGCCCGCACGAGCCGGGCGCGCGAATCAAATGCCCCGGGTAACAGACCAAACGCACTTCGTAACCATCGTCTGTCGCATTGCGCAGCAAAGTCTGGCCATCGCCGTTCATGATCTTAGGAAATCCTGCACGCCCATCGGGTGTCCCCAATGCAACATACTTGAAATTCGGTGCATAGCACGCATCAATCGGCGTGTAGTTAGACGCCCACACCGGAATCTCGCCCGCTGAAGTGACAAGAGAAATTGCAGGAAATCCGAAATACCCTGCTGTGGCTTTCGTTGTCGCGTCGCGACGGCTCCTCCCTTCCAGCTCGTCCGCCAGTACCTGCCATTTGAACGGATTCAAGAACAGATCCGACGGCGGCCCCCATCCCAGGGTCTTCATTCCCGTCACCAGCGTCTTTAGACGCTGCGCAATCGTCATGCCCGCGACTTGCGCGATGGTGAGGCGAAAACCGCTCCGGGCCGTGACGTTTCCTGTATTGCGGACAACGCCCTCGAAAGCGGTCGCGCCAGGATCGAGATACGGCACCCATGCACCATACCCCATCAAAATTCGGTTCGGCGTCGTATCCCCGCCGAAATCCCCATTCCGAAAAAAATACATCGTGCCGGTCCAGTTTGTGGGCGTGCCTCCGGCCCCTCCCGACGTCGCGGACACGGTGAACGTACCTGCCTGGTAGTTAACCGCTACAACATACCCTGCCCCGGACGCGCTGATCAGCGTATGTCCGGTACTAGTGCCGTCGTTTGCGGAAACGACAAGAATCTGCCCGGGCTCGAATTTAACGATATCGCTCGGAACGGAGAGCGTGCATACTCCAGACCCCCCGATTGTGCCATATCCAAGAGAATGTCCAGATTCACCTTGTACAAACGCACCCATCGCACGGCCGAAACCGTCGATGAGCTCGTCCACCTCTCGCTTGCGATCGTCTATGTATGCGGCAGGGTCACGACAAATAGCCAAGACTTTGTCGTCTAGGACGACAGAAGACTTGAAATCCCCGATTGGGACAACCCAGGACACACCGCCGATGTTACCGCCCAGAGCCTGATTTGCACCCGCTTGGGCAAGAGCCCGGGTCGCGCCATGACCCTGCGGAACCCGATCAAGCAAGGGGGCCGTCCAAGGCGCCCCCGAAATCGTTACACAGCCCTTGACCAACTTGTCCAGCCAAGGATCGGCCTGCGCAACCTGAGATGCTACCGTGTTTTGGTCGTAATAGTTCTTGAGAAATGCAGCAACCGTAGTGAGAGTAGAACCCATTGTCGCCTCGTGGCGACAGCAAAATCTCAGTCGGAACGTGCACCCCGAATCGCTAAGCGCTTGAAATGCTCAAAACGCTCTTGCGGATCCGTAGGTACGACGTCGGCCTGAGTCTCGCCATCTCTGACAGAAACCATTTTCCGTTTCACGGGCGATTTCCCTCGCTCGGTCGGGCTTCTGCCGGAAACGCCGGCGCCGTTTTCTCCAGATTCTTCTGGGATTTGAAATTTTGCGTACAACTCCGCATAGGCCAACTCTGCCGCGGCTTCTGCGGATTTCGTCATCTGCGTTACCGGATTCCAGTACTTCTGTTGAATCGCAAACACCTGTTCGATAAACGCCGGAATTTTCGCAACCGCCACGAACTTGCCGCCGAGCTCGGCAACGTTTTCAACTAATTGCGCCCGATACTGCTCCTGCGCTCTCGCCGCTTCCGCTGCGTTGCGTACCTCTTGCTCCCGCCGCTCCCGCTCCGCATCCCTTGCCGCCATCTGTTCTATCTGCTGCCGCAAACGTGCAACCTCCGGCTGCTCTTGAATTTTCCCTCGCAGTGCAGCTTTTGTGAAATCGTCCACCGACATCCCGAAAGCCGCCTGCACAGCACCTGCGATGTCTCCCTGCGCAAACTTATCACGTGCCTGAGCCATCGGTGCGAAATGTGCACGAGCTTGCGCAATCTCCTGCGCCAACAGCGCCTCTTTCGCTTCAACCCCCGCGCGCACACCCGAAAGACGAGCTTCCGCCGCTTTTCGATCTTTCCTCACAGCAACCCACGCGCGGCTGCTAAGTAAGCGATCGGCAGAATCTACACCGAACAGCTTCGCAACGGCAGACTCTGCCTCTTCGATTTTTCCGCTGTCGAGCAAGCGCCGAATTTTTGCGATCTCTCCCTTCGGCGCCTCGGCCGGCGCCTCGGCCGGCGCCTCCGCGGGGGGTCCGGCAGGGACAGGAGCGGAGGCCCCGGACGGCGCCGGTGAGGGCTCCAGGGCCGATGCCGAGGCCTCCGCTGCTAACTCTGCCTCCCTTCCCGCTCGAGCGAGAGACTTTGCCTCTTCGACCATTTCCGGCGTTCCGGGTTTAGATTTCAGTTCCACGTTTTCCCTCATTGCGGCGGCGTATCTGTGCCACAACTGCCGCTCTTTTCTGGGCAGGGACAGGAGCGGGGGCCTCGGACGGCACCCAGCCCGGAGCCGGCGCCAAGGCCCCCGCTGCTATCTCTGCCCCCCTTCCTGCTCGAGCGAGAGACTTTGCCTCTTCGACCATTTCCTGTGTCCCGTTTTCCCTCATTGCGGCGGCGTTTGCATCTGTGCCAAAACCGCCGCCCGTTTCTGCATTTCTAGATCCGCCGCGCGCATGAAAACCGCAAAAGACTCAAGCACGGCGTCCGGCGCGCCGTCGTACTCCGCCGGCATAAACGCCCGCCCGACCTGTACCATTGCAGATTCCAAATCGAGCCACGGCATGCAGATCGGAAGTTGCTGCGCTTTTGCATACTCATCGCTCGCAGGATCATCGCAGTCCAACCAGCGCTGGATCCAACGATCGAGCAACGCCGTCTGCCGTCCCGACCCCTCGATCTCACTGTCGATATCCTTCGCTTGAATGATGCGAAGGTACGCCGTTTTAGAGATTATGCCCACAGCAAAAAGGCGCTCCCCGAGTGCAATACGGTCTGCCGGCGTGTTGACCAGTCCCGAGACAGAATAGACTTGTATCGCTTCGTCCGGAATGTCTACGTCGACATCTCTCCACGCAAGCAAATCCCCCTCGGCCGTCGAAATCTCTAGCGCCTCCCCCTGCGCTTCCAGATCTTTCGCGCAAGCCAAAATCTGCCGCGCATCCCCTATTGCACAAACTTGCTCATACATCTGCCACTGTTGCGCAAATCTCTCGGTCGCAATTGCTTGCACTGTCCGCATCGCAATTGCCGAGTCCACGCCTTGCGGGCGCTCCCCTGTCGCACTCTGCTGTCCCACGCCCGACAGCTGAAACGCCATCGCCTGCAGAGTCTGCAGCCATTGGATCGACGCAGGACCAATCGATTGCGCAGGGATAACGTCGGGACGCGGACGCCCCATCGCATATTCCACAACGACACCAAAGCGGTTATCGGATAGCTGCTCGGGCGTAACGCTGCCCTTCTCGACCGCGATGATCGAATTCGAACAGTAGCGCTCTGCATCGTCCCAACGCTGAAATGCCGTCTCGAACTTGTCCGCAATCCCTCGCATCGTATCGAGTAATGGCGTGCCTGACATGCCGACAAGCCGCCGCTCGAAGCGCATAAACTCGAACGGAAACGTCTCCCGCTCCCAGGCCTCCCCGCCCGTGACGTCCACCCCGCCTACGGCAACGCAATGCGCGCCAGGTGTTTTGCCGATCGCACGGCGCCACCCCTCCGTCACCTCTACTTGTTGCGAATTCGAAGAAAGTCCAAAAGGTTCGTTAGACGCCGTCGAAAGGATATGATCTGCAAAATCTGGAAATTGCTCGGCAAGGAAGTGCCGGGAGGTCTGGTAAACGCGGAACACATTGAGAGGATCTCCGTGCTGCGCTTCCGCAGAATCAAACACAATCTCCCACGGGGGCACGCGGTCAACCCGAATACGACCGTTCGCCGCGAACCAATATTTTACGCCCAAGTCGAAAATGCAACAATCCCGGAAAACCTGTACGTTCACGGAGTGCGCGTCCAGATACATCCCATGCCGCGCTGCTTTAATCGCAGCTACGAATTTCTCTAGCTTCTGCGCCCGCCTGCGGGTTTTCCAATCTCCCCCCGAAACGCAAAACATCGCGCGAGGCTGCTGTTTGCACGCGATTTGGGCTACCGCCGTCTGCACCAAACCGCGCAGGATATTCGCGTCTAGCGAATCTATCTCTGTAGTGCGATACGATTCCGCAGAAGCCGCTTGATCATACGCACAAGCATCCAGCGACGCGAGCGCTCGCCCCTCGAAAAGTCGAGCATTGCGGAGCGCATGCGCCTGCCTGGCGCGTATTTCGCCGTCCAGCGCATGCACGGTCGTCACGAGCACACGAGCGCGCTCGTCGCCCTCACATTCGTGCCAAAGCCTAGGCAGTACCGCCATTGCCTGAGCCTACCACGCACGCCGCAACAAGCG